ACCAGCCCAGGAGAGTTTGCTTGTTATTTTGGAAGAACCTCCAAAGCATATTTATTTCGCATTGTGCACAACAGAACCAGCAAAATTGAAAAAAAGTTTGAAACGCCGATGCCATTCCTATGAGTTTGCCGTATTGACTCCAATACAGATCAAAAAACTTCTCAAGGATATTTTGGAGAAAGAAGGTGTCAAAGATTTCCCAAAGGAGGTGATTGAAAAAATAGCTGATGTTTGCGATGGTTCTCCAGGCAAAGCATTAAATCTCCTGGATACTGTTATTGACGTTACAGATGATAAAACGGCGTTGGATGCAGTAGAAAACGCCACTATCACAGAAGCAAATATTGCTGAGATAGTCAGGTTACTGCTTTCTGGAAGAGCGCAATGGTCTGAGATTGCTACGCTGATTAAAGGCTTATCTGGAGAGCCTGAGAGCCTACGTTATGCCTTTCTTGGATATTTCAACGCAGTGTTATTGGACAAAGGAACTGACCGTGTCGCAGAGATGATGATGGCTTTCCAAGAGAGTGTTATGTACTCAGGGAGAGGAGGCTTGACTCTAGCAATTTATTTCGCATACAAAGCAGCTACAGCGTAAATAAACGCAGATTTCATTAGAAGATGTGCTATAATAGAAGTAAAGAAAATGCGTTTTACATAAAGGAGGTGAGTAAAATGTCAGAGTATGAAGACGATCTCAATATTGATTTTAGCCAACTCGATATTAATTGGAGAGACCATTCTTCACATTACATGAAATGGTCCGAAAAATGGGTTAATTCTGTCGCTGTTAAAGATCGCAAAAAAGAAGCTTTGGATACACTAAAGGCGTCGCTGGATTCAAAGTACAGACATGAACTCTTTCAGGAGGAGAGAAAGAAGCCAACTGAAGCTGCAATAAATGCGTCAATTCAGGGCGATGAGTCGTTTCAGTTGGCGCAGACGGATTTAACTAATGCTACTGAAGATATGAATATCCTTTCTACAGTTAAATTTGCATTTGAACACCGTAAAAAAGCACTAGAGGGATTAACGCAATTATGGCTAGGTGGTTATTTCTCGAACCCAAATATACCTGCTGAAATAAAAGAGCGTTTCAAAAAAGAGAATTCGCAATCAGGACAGGTGAAAGTGTTGAATACAAACACACGTCTACAAAAACGCAAACCAATAGCAAAGAAATAGCAAAGAAATGAATATGGAAATTTTGAAGTATATATTATTAACGTTTGCAGTTTTTTTTGGTGGCTATATTTTATTTCGCGTCATGTCAATGGCTATATTTAAAAGTTGGTTTGACGTAAAAAATCAAATTAGAGAAAGAGAGGAAACAAATGAAATTAGAAAAATTGATCAATGATATGTTGATCATTGCGGAAAAGGCAGGGATTAACGCTGGTAAATTCGAAATCGAAAAGAATAATGCGGCTGGTACGAGGGTACGCAAAGCCATGCAGGAAATCAAGAAGATTGCCAATGACATACGAGCTACTGTGACAGATATTCGCAATGAAAGGAAAGGGGCGTAAGTATGGGTTTCAGAGATAAGTATAAAAAGCAGAAGAAGGATCTTCTCCGTAGGCATGAACAGAGCGTTGCTGACAAAGGAGGTGGTCAGTTTGGTAGTTATATCACCACTGGCAACCTCCCAAAAGGTGTTGGATTCTGGAAATGTACAGAAGGTGGCCACACCATTGATTTTATCCCGTTCTTAGCTGGTAAGAACATGCCCAAAATAAGTGGCGGCAGCATCGGTGAGGGTGAATTTACTTGGTTGGTTGAGCTTTGGGTGCATCGCAATGTTGGTGTTCTTGACGCGCCATATATATGTCCGGCACGTACTAATGGAGAACCATGTCCTATTTGTGAATACCTGAATCAAAATCGTGATTCTATGTCAAAAGAAGATTTTGATGCGATGAAAGCAAAACGTAGAACATTGTATCTTGTTTGGTGTCATGATAATTCGGATGAAGAGAAAAAAGGCGTTCAGCTTCTCGACATCGCGCATTGGTTTATGGAAAATAACCTGAAGGAAATTGCGGAACGTCCAAAAGGTGGAGGAACAGTTCTTTACTTTGACCCAGACGTTGGCAAGAATGTTCTATTCACCCGTAGAGGTTCTGGAATGACGAACACACAGTACCTTGGATACCGCTTTGATGATAGAGAAGAACCTATCCCGGATAAGATTCTGGATCAATCGTTCGCTCTTGATTCTCTCATCAAATATACTGATTATGATGAGATTCACAAGGCGTTCTATGGTGCATCAAAGGCTTCTGATGAAAGCAGCGTTTCCGGTAGTGATACACCTTTTGACGCAGAACTGGAAGAGCAGCCCCCCGAACCTATGGAGCAAGAACCTGGTGAACCGGCGCCAGATGAATGCCCGATTGGTGGCGAGTTTGGGGTGGATCATGACCAATTAGGAGACTGTGGAGATTGTCCAAATTGGGATGATTGCTATGCAGCTAATCAGGAATTAAGTAAGCCTGAACCAGAACCAGAGCCTGAACCAGAGCCGCCTAAACGCGGTCAGAATTTGCGCAGTAGGTCGGAAACGACTGAAAAGAATAGCGCGTCAATACGTAAACCAATTCGTCGTAGGAAGTAAGTTCCCATGGGTCACTCTTAATTGAGTGGCCCACCCTATAAAAGGAAATATCGAAATGGTAGAAAAGAAAAAGATAGAGAAAAAATCGCCAGCTGAGCAGATCAAAGATAGGGCTAAAAAAAAGCCAGCACCTATTAAAACCACCACAAATGATGGTGATTTTGCAACAGTTGTGACGACAGGCAGCACGCTGCTTGACCTTGCAATATCTGGCGGTAGAGTAAGAGGTGGTGGAGTCCCTAGTGGTATTTTGATGGAAATATTTGGACCATCTGGTGCTGGAAAGAGTTCAGTCCTTGCTGAGATGACCGCAGCAACACAGGCAAAAGGCGGTCATGTAAAATTCTTAGATCCAGAAGCGCGGTTAGATCAAGAATATATGCGGATCTACGGCATGGAATTGGCCAAGGAAGATTATTACATGCCTGATACTGTCAATGAAGTATTTGATCATATCCTTAAATGGGAACCCGACCCGCCTAAAGAAGGCGCTGTTAATATGATAGCAACTGATAGTCTGGCGGCACTCAGCTCTGAACTTGAATTGAGTGATGCTGGTGATAAAATGGGCATGAAAATAGCCAAGGATTTCAGCCAAGGATTGCGGAAAACATGTACGAGGATCAGGAAAAATAATTTTATCATAGCTTGTTCCAACCAAGTGCGGCAAGGAGGTACAGGGGAAGTCACATCTGGTGGTAAAGGAATCCCATTCTATGCCTCACTGAGAATTAGAATAGGACCTCCGGCAAAAGATAAATACTTGAAATCTATAAAAACGCTGCATGGAACAAAACAAGAAAAAATATTTGGTATTCAATCTGTTTGCACTATCAAAAAAAGTTCTGTAGATGATCCATTTAGAACAGCTAATCTTTATATAGTATTTGGATTAGGAATCGACGATGTCAGAGCTAATTTGGTTTACCTCAAACAGAATACAGAAGCCACCTCCTACCTGGCGGTTGATGCGGAATTCGGCAGAATGGATACCGCTATTAAACACATTGAAGATAATAATTTGGAACTTGAATTGCGGGAACAGGTGATTGATTTATGGGAGGAAATTGAGGAAAGCTTCAAAAGCAACCGTAAGCAAAAAAGGAGAGGGATATGAAAAATCGCAGAATCAAATGTGAAGTCAGCAAGACAATACAAGAACGTCAATATGAGCCTTTTCAGGTGATTTTCACTATCGAAGGTGACGTAGATGACAAAGCTGATATTGATCTTGAGTTCGATAAAATCTATGACAAATTAGAAGAACATGTTTTTACAGTAATCAATGCTAGGGTAGAATAGGAGGTTAAAAAATCAAAACGCTAATCATAGATTGTCATGCAATATGCCATGCCGCAAAGCACACGATTGGTGATCTATCTTATGAAGAACAAAAGGTCGGCATCGTGTTTGGCTTTATGCGACAGATGCTGACCCTTAGTAAAAAATTTGACACCAATAAATTCATTTTCGTTTGGGATTCGAAAAAGAACTTTAGGTACAAACTCTATCCATCATATAAGAATAGATCGCCCCTGACCGATGAAGAAAAAGAATTTGAGAAGTTTGCATTTAAACAATTCATTGAATTAAGAACCAAGACTCTCCCAAAGTTTGGATTTAAAAATATCTTTATTCAAACTGGGATGGAAGCTGACGATATTATTGCAATCATAACGCAGAATTACAACAGAGAATTTGTAATAGTATCAGGTGATGGTGATCTATATCAGCTTCTGAAAAGTAATGTAGAGATGTATAGCCCCAAAAAGAAGAAACTTCTCACAGAAGATAGTTTTACGCAAGAATATGAAATAACGCCTAAAGAATGGGTGATGGTAAAACGTGTTGCAGGATGTCGTTCTGATAAAGTTGAAGGAATTTCTGGTATTGGTGAGAAAAGAGCAATCCAATATATCAAAGGGACACTGAACGAGAAGACGAAAGGCTATCAGAATATCATTAATGGCAAGGATATCATTGATAGGAATAAGGCGTTAGTTGAATTACCGTTCGAAGGGACTAAGCTCCCAAAACTTGTAGACGAGAAGCAATTCCTGCTGTGCAATTTTATTGAGCTTACTGATAAATATGGTTTCAGAAGCTTTCAACAAATAGAACCGCTAAATGAATGGATAACGCAATTTGAGATGGTGTGATCTCACTTCAATAGGAGAAATACAATGAAAGTGACAAAAGATGATCTAAGTGCCTTGATGGAACTCATAGAGCAAGCCGATGAATTTAAACCACTACTAAAAAAAGCTGTAGTGGTATTAATGGACTACAGCAAAGAATTTAAATGCATATTTGATGAGTTTACGGATTATATGACCACTAATAAAATTAAAATGATTCATAGATATATGGAAGAAGGATTTACTAAAAAGGAGTCTATTCTATTAACAATGGATAGCAGACTTGCTATGAACAAAGTGTTGTCTAATCTTAAAAAATGAAAGTGTATAATACAATCTAATGAGCAACCGATAACAAAATCCATGACTAAGTTACGTACAAATGATTGAGAGGTACACATGAAACAAGGTGGTGGCAAAAGAAAAGGTGGTCAATATGAGCGTGATGTGTGTCGTGTACTCTCTCTCTGGTGGACTCAGGATAAAAAGAAGCCACACGATGCTATTTTTTGGCTAACATCCCAGAGCGGAGGCCGTGCGACAACTAGAGCAAAACAAAAATTAAAAACTCCGAATTCTCATGGTGATGTTGGTTATCTTGATATCAAAGGAAAACCATTTATTGATAAGGTATTACTTGAACTCAAAAGAGGGTACACAAAAGATATTAGTATCCTTGATTTCTTGGATAAAGGTAAAGGCGAGCCTCTATTACTAAAATGGTGGAACAAATCTGAGAAAGAACGAGAACTTGCAGGACGTAAATATATTCTGATCATATTTCGTAGAGATAGTCATAAATCCTGTATTTTTATGAAAGGTTCTTTATTTGGGAAGATGCATGATACGTTTGGAACATTTGATAACAATGTTTTACATGTTCGGTATAAAAATCTGAAACTCGTTGTAGTCGAATTCGAGAAATTATTAGACTGGTGCCATCCCGACTTTTTTATGAGGTAACTGATGTTAGAAAAAATAAAAATCAAAAATTTTCAAAGTCATGTCAATACGGAAATGATACTTGATCCTGGAATCAACGCGATCACTGGATCAAGCGATGTTGGGAAGTCTAGTATATTCCGCGCTATTAACTGGTTATGGTTGAATAGGCCAATTGGTTCTGCTTTCATTAATAATAGTGCAAATGGGAACCCTACGGAAGTATCCCTAAAATTAGATGGAACAGCAATAACAAGGACGAAATCAAAATCCAAGAATGAATACCATCTTGATAAGAAAGCATTTAAAGTTGTTGGCTCGAATGTGCCTGAAGAAATCACCACTTTTTTGAATCTAAATGATATCTCTGTCCAGGGCCAACATGATGCATATTTCCTATTGCAAAGTTCTCCAGGCGAAGTCGCCAAGAGGCTTAACAAAGTAGCTGGCTTTGAGATAATTGATGCAATCACTAAAAGTGTAAAGTCAACGATCACCAAAAACACAACCGATAGCAATTACAAGCAAGAACATAGTAAAGAGCTTGAAAATGAGATAGAAAAATATGCACATCTTGATGATGTGGAAAAACAGCTGCATTCCGTTCGAGCGGATATCAGTAAATATAGTGATACAGAAAAGACTTATACTAGCATAGTATCAATCCTTAATGATATTGATGACGTAAGTGTAGCACTTGAAACGCTCGATGATTGGCTTGGAATAGAATTTTTTGTAAATCCAATACTCGTTGATGCCACCACAATGAGCGATAAATCAGAAAAGGCACTTCGCTTGAAACAAATAATCACAGCAATAGAGGCTTCAGAGAAACGCATTGAGGAGCTTGAAGTCAAGGCTCTACATGAAAAAAATGTAGAACAGATACTGACTGATGTTGAAAAGTTTAACACGCAGTATAGAGCCTTAAAATCGCTTGTGCTGGTATTAAAAAATATAAAAGAATATCACAATAAAGTAGAAACCCTTGCTTCAAAAATAGTGGATTTAGAAAATGAGATGAATGTGCTTCTAAAAGATCAAAAGCTATGTCCTCTGTGCGGAGTGGAATTGACAGGCGATAGAATAAAACACATACAACATTGGGGATGAGATGAAAATAATCTGTTGTGGTGATTGGCATATACGAGCGACGCCAACAAAATTCAGAACTTCTGAATATTATGATCAGATGCTTACGAAAATAAAATATATTATGAATTTCGCTATTGAGAATAGTATATTTATAGTACTCCAACCAGGGGATTTTTTTGATAGCCCAGATATACCCAATAGAGTGTTTGTTGATATAATAAAAAGCATTGGCCCAGCTGTAGTGCATGTTGTATTTGGACAGCATGACACAAAGCACAGACGGACTGAAGATACAGCACTAGCAGTATTCATTGAGTCTGAGGCTGTAGAATTACTCACTGACAAACCAACTACCTATGATGAACGCAAAGTCGTTGATATCTATGGATCATCTTGGGGTGAAAGCATACCAATTGTTGTTAATCCGAAACATTATAATATTTTAGTGCTTCACAAAATGATTGTAAAAGATAAACCATTATTTCCAGATCAAAAAAACTATATAAACTCAACTGATTTTGCGGAGTCTCTTTTGAACTATGACCTAGTAGTATCTGGTGATAATCATAATTCATTTTCATATTTACCAGAGGACGCACAACTTCCATCAATCGTCAATTGTGGTTCTCTGATGAGAATGACGACTGCACAATACGATCACAAACCATGTTTTTGGGTTGTTGATACTATTACAGAAGGAGTTAAAAAATATGTTATTCCAATACTTCCAACTATCGAAGTTTTTAAGGAAGAGGCCATTGAGATAAAAGAACGAGACGAAAAAATGGAGGCATTCATCAGGACGTTAGATGACACAAAACTGACTACACAACTATCGTTTGAGGCTAATGCGCAAGAGTTGTTGGCTACTACGAAAATGAAATCATCTGTAGGGAGATTAATCAACGGATTTATAAAGGATTACTATTCTCAGGAGAAACCATGACTG